GAGCCTGTAATTACATCGTAATGGATAGCCCTGTAAATCTTACTCTCTAGTTTAGCGAAAAGCCCTGCAGTTAATGTTGGGCTACCTACATCAGGAGTTACACCAGAAGTTACAGTATATTCTGCGTTTATGTCAGTAACCTTTAATGTTTTACCGACAGGAAACACAATAACACTAGCTTTCATTGAGTCTTTAGTATCAAACTCATAAGCTTGTGATAGGTCGTTTATTAAGTTTAGACCTATGGTCTCGTACAACTCAGTACTTGGGTTGTATAGGTAAGACGTAACTAAGCCGTCCTTGTAAAGCTCAGCTTTAGGGAACTTCTCTGGGTCTAAGGCGTTTAGTTCTTCCAGGCTGTTAACAGGGTATATAACCCGGTTCTTCTGGATGTTATAGTTACCGCCAGCACGAACCTGTGATTCCTGGCCTTCGCCAAAAAGTAGGTCGTCTTGTCCGGCTAAGCTTTTACGGACTACTCTTTGGTCAGCCATTAGCTAAATGCTCCTCTGTATGCTGTTGAATTAGTTTGACTATTACGTGTGCCGTCTCTAGCCTCAGTCTCTTTAACAATGCCAAGCTCACGTTCATAAAACGCTGCGGCTTTAGCTGCTTTCTCAGCAAATGCAGTATCATAATCGTCATCGAATGCCATAGACACAACATAATGCTTTAAAGCTGTATCAAACATTGAAGGTATCTCTAACGTACTATCTGTAGAAGTAATAGCTACAGAAGGTATTTTAATGTACCAAATGTGAATCACGCCCTCAGACTCATTAACACCTGTTAGTACACCGTTAACATCCAAGAAGTTCTCTGTTTCTACCAGAGGGTCATATAGGTCAGTAACTACACCAAAGACAGAGTCAAAACTATAGTCAGTAATGGCTGTGGTAACACCTAGAAGCTCTGCACCAGCGAATGGTAGAGGCGTTATATCAGATTCAAAGATATAAGAGTTTGTTGCAATACCTTCATCAGGTACAGGATATACACGAATCTCACCTATATTACGTCGGTCATAGATTAGTGCTTCAATAACAGAACCTGTATCTAACTCCCAGCAGAACGAACCAGTATCACGACTGAAGTTCGCATAAGTGCCGTAGCTGCGACGGTCGCGATAGTTATCTTTAGAGTTGATTGCGTGGTTACGAATTAGCTCGTCTAACTCTGCGTGTGACTGTAGTGGGATGAGACAGTCATTAAATGCAGCGCGAGTAATTAACCATAAGTCAGACGGAAGCATGTAAACCGCTTGCCCTTCCGCTAGCGGAATGTCTGTCTGACCCTTAAGAATTTTTGTATGCTTGGCGATGTCTTGCTGACCTTCATCAACTAAGCGAAGTAAGCGGTCGTCAGACCATCTTTCACCTAGAGGGTCTGCTAGGGTATCACGTGCACGAAGTAGTATATTTGCTATTCGAGTTGCCATAGAGCACCTTTAGATAAAGTGTAAGGGAGCCTGGTTAGACTCCCTTACAAAACACTTAGTCAGTGACTGAAGTGTATTCGCCATTATTTTTAGTATATTCCATATACTCAACAACGACAATGTACTCACCAACGGCCGTAGCCGCACCAGTTACGGTAGTACCAAGGTATACTGCAACGCCAGAACCTGTTAAAGACTGGCCAGTAAAAGTACCACTGTCACCTGCAGTTTTCAGGTCACCCGCGCTTAATATCTCTGAACCACCTTCAGTAGTACCTAAAGTTGCTACGTTAGACGTAGCTGCGTCAGAGCCGGTTTTAACGTGAACATAAGCATCATTGATGATTGCGTCAGGTGGCAAATTACAAACTTTGTAATTTGCCGAAGCTGCAGCGATATCACCGCTTTCAGTACCTTCGTTAATCTCCAGCGCTGCATAGCACGTGGTTTTCTTAAGCGCGAACTTTTTGTCACGCAATAGACTAGTATAAGCCATGTTCTACTCCTTAAGCTTGGACTTGAACGTCGAATGCAACCATGCCGAAATCTAAACCTGAGATTTTAGCTTGCTTGTATTTTTCGTTTTCAGCGATCATGTTAGTTTTACGCGCTTCAAGCCAGAATTCAACAGCTGACTCAGACTTAATACCAAAATCCTGTGAAGGTTGATATTTGTAATCTGGTTGCTTACCAAATGCTAGTTGCATCGCACCTGCACCCATCAATAAACCACGTGATTTAAGTGTAGAGGCATAGTCAAAACCAGCTTGACCAGTCCAGGCACCGTTCACGGTATCTAACTGACGTAAGCCACACATCTCAATTTCAGACTCGTTAAACCCGAAGCCAGAAGCAGCAGTACCTTCAGTTTCACCAAAGAAGTGGTCTGCTTCAACGATAAGCAAACGACCAATGCGACCAAACACACCTTTAATGTTACGGTTGTTTTGACCACGAATGTCAGCATCTTTCATGATAGTCTGGTAGCCAGCAACGTCTTTACGTAACAAGTTAGCCATAGCAGAATCAATTACGAACATCCATACAGGTTCAGAACCGTTTTTACCGTTGTCACCGCTCATGGTTGTATAACCTTGAAGAGGACGACGAATGCCACCAGTTGTGAAACCTTGTGAAGTTTTTAACGTCTTCTCAATATCCACTAAGGTATTGAAGTCAAACGTCGCAGTACTGTCAATGATATGCGATGGTGCTTGTAAACCAGTATCTTGAGTGATAATGTTACCTTGGGCAACGTCAAATAAAGCTTGGTCTTTAAAGCGCACGAATAAATCACCAAGCTTAGAACGTGAGTCACTATGCTGGTTGATTGTTAAATCTCCGACGTCAACACCGTCGAACGTATCACCATTATCGGCCACGAGGCGGTAACGTTCAACTGTGATTTTATCAGAGAACTTTTTCTTCTGTTCACCAGTACCAAATGCAGTTTCTTTACCTTTGCGGGCTTTACCTGAAAGGTTGCCATCAAAGTCGAATACTACGGTATGGCCTGAGCCAGAGTTTTCATTGTTTTCTTGGTAGACAATAGAGTCCTTCGAGTTACCCGTTAACGGGGTCCAAAACGAAGCACTTGCTTTTTGTACCAAGCCTTCACGCATCCACTTCTTGCGTTTCAGGTCGGAGTCCAGACGGACTACACCAGTTGCCATAATTAGCTCCTAATATTTAAAATAATGTGTGTTGCCACACGGTTAGCGTTAACAGCATTAGCGATAAAGAGTCCGTCAGGATATCATCTGTGTAAAAGGTTTACTTTAGCTCATAAATGAGGATAAAAACTTTAAACTGCTACCTATAATATAGTACAAAATCAACGCTTTGTACACTTAATAAATTTAATAAGACTTGCCATTCACTGTTAACTTGAAGGGTAAGTCTTCTTTTTCTTCAAACTTTACTTTAGCCAGGTTCTCACGATAAGCTTTGTCATCCGCCGACTTACGTGACTTAGAGCCTTTACCTGTGCTCGTAGTTTCCATCGGCGCATGACGGCTCACTACTTAACCTTCTTTTTGACAGGCTCTTTCTTTTCTACTGGTTGCTCTCTATGCTTCTTTTTCATGGTCTTCTCCTAGGTTGGTTATTACTCTACGATTTCCCAATCTTCTGCTAAGACATCAGACTGAGAGGCAAGCCAAGGCACAACGGTGTCCTGCGCGGTTTTCATGTCAATATGTGGTTGATAGGTCACGTCAGTTCCTTCAGGGTAAATGCCTAAGAGCGGTGGGCGATTGACTTTAAACTTACTGCCACTAACTAAGAACAAAAACATGCTCTTTCCGTTCCACCCAGTACGCTTGACCTTAAAGCCACGTTTCAAGACTTCAACGGCCATACCAAAACTCATTTCACCAGAAGCTTTGTAGGCATTCCAGAATACCGGTGCAGGTGACCACGAAATATAACCTTTGTGGTCTTTGTGGTTTGACTCACCACCGTCTAGATACTCGACTAAGAATCCTTCATCGTAACCATTTTCGTCTTCAGGTAGTTCCCAACCACGATAAATGTTATAATCCTGTCTATTCATCGGTACTGCATTAATTAGCTTTGTGCCTACGTATAGTTGCATTAGAATATCTCCTTAGCATAAGATTCTTTAATGTCACCAGCGACTGCATCCGCTGAAGGCTTGTGGTCGCCACCTTGTTTGCCGAGGTCAATCTCATTTGGTGCTTGTTCACCTGGAGCGATAACTTTACCTGAGCTAAGGAATGTGTTAGCTTCCGTTAAGAACTCTTCAAATGAGATTTTACCTTCTTCAAGTTTCTTAGTTATGCGAGGTGGGATGTCGTTGTCAATAACGTCGTCTGTTAGAGCAAACTTAGGGTTAGCTTCGTTATGTTCTTTTAAGATTCGTTCTCGTTGCTGGAGGGAGGTTTCTTCGCTTGCTTTAGCTTTAATCTTCGTATGCTTCTCTTTAACGCGAGACGCATTTTGACCTTCATACGTATTAATCTTTTCACGCCAAGCCTCCTGGTCGGTATGCTTAAGTTCTTCTAACTCAGATTGTTGGTCTGCGGTTAAGTGCTTAGATACTTCTTCGGCCCAGGTATTAGCCAACTGGCCATTTTCCGACACAAGAGCGATGTTCTCTTGCTGAGTCTTCGTATATGACGCTTGTGTGTCACGCCGTCGAACTTCTGCGTTCGCTGCGTACTTTAACATTGGGTCTAAGTCATCAGCAAATTGCATCTTGCCTTCTACTTCTGTACGGCCATTAATTGCTGCATTTATTTGAGTGTCAATATCGACTGGAGTACTCATGATTTTACCTTATATATAGTTATATTGAAATCTTATATAATATTAATATATTTGTGTACAGAAGTAAACACCTTATATATAATAAATTAAAATTTAGGAGTCCATAATGGCTATATTTACTTTTTCTACCAAAGGCTCTAAGCCTCAAGATACTGAAACAATTGAACGTATCAAACTCGACTGTGCCAACCGTGGCATCAACTTCAGCGCTGTTATATTGAAATTGCTAAAGGAGTGGGAAGATGACAGAAGCAGTAAAGTATAAGGCTATCGTACGCTTACATGAAGGTGCTGAGCCGAAACTAATAGCTGAAGAGCTCGACATTCCATACTCTCGTGTGCTCAAGTATCGCGGTGAGCTAAAAGAAGCCGAGGTGTCGGGTAATCTTAACTCTTTATTGCACATGGACGAGGCTGCCGTTGAACTAATGGCTACTGAGTTAGTTAGGGACTTACCCGAAGAGTTACAACCAGCGGCTAAAGCACTTACTGACGGCGTAACAAATGGTATCAAAGGTCTTGACTCTCTCAGTGGTGAGTTCCAGCGTACTGCGTTACACATTAATAACCGCATACGCACGTTAAGCATGAGCATAGAGCATGTCTCTGAGCTAACAGACTTAACTAAAGCATTATGTGAGCTCCAGAACGCTTTCTTTAACAAGCAAGGCGTCCAGGTTAATATACAGAACAACAATGGTGGAGACGCATCGTACGGTGAGTTCTTATCGGACAGCCCTGGTGCTTAGGATAACAGAGAGTCAATTCAACCATCTATACCCAGACCTGGTCGGGCACTATGACTTCTTTAACAACCCAGCTCCTGCTGGCATAGCGAAAGAAGAGTTCGAACGAGTTTACCTCAAGTCGAAGCTGTGGCGTTTAAACCATATATATACAATCATCGATAAAAATGGTGACCCTTGTACCTTCCGTATGAATTATGCACAGCATAAAGTATATGCGAAGACCAGGCAGCACCCTCGTGTTATTATCCTCAAGTCTAGACAGCAAGGTATCTCTACGCTGTGGCTAGTCTCGTACTTCGATGACTCTGTCTTTGCGAAGAATCTAAATCTGGGTCTCATGGCTCAAGGTGCGGATGAAGCATCTACCCTTCTGGAAAGAGCTAAAGGCTTGTGGGACGAACTTAACCCGCAAATCAAAGAGTTCATGAAGGTCAGGCTTACAGCGGATAACACGAAGAAGTTCGCCTTCTCTAACGGCTGCACCATCTTTATACGTACATCCTTCCGGTCTACTACACTACAACGACTACACATATCCGAGTTCGGTAAGATAGCTAATGCTAACCCCAAACGAGCTAAAGAAACCAAGACCGGTACTCTACAGGCACTCGGTAAAGGCAACACGGGTATCATCGAGTCAACAGCTGAAGGCCGCAACGAATTCAAATACATGTGGGATGCTGCTATGCTAGTACTTCATTCTGGCCAGATGGCACCCAAGGATTTCTACCCTGTGTTCCTTTCCTGGCTTGATGACCCTGACTGTACCCTGGATATACTGCAGGCTGTGGACAAGGAAGCTAGAGAGTACTTCGAGGACCTGGAAGTTAAGCTCGGTATCATTATCCGTGTAGACCAGAAGAACTTCTGGGTAGCCCAGAGGCGTGAGCTCGGTGGTGACATCTTCCAGGAGTACCCTGCAACCCCAGAGGAAGCGTTTACTGCAGCACGTGACGGCTCATACTACTCACGCTTGTTTAACGAAGTGTGCGTACGTAAAGGGAAGGTACGGTCTGGTATCTATGACCAGAACATCGACTGTGAGGTGACTCTTGATTTAGGAGTAGATGATTACTTCGTGGTCATATTCCACCAGTGGTACCGTGGTGAGTGGCGTATTATTGACGAGTACTGGAATAACGGCTACGGGCTAGAGCATTACGTTGATATTATCGAAGGGCGTGGTTATAAGGTAACTAATTATAACTGTCCGCACGATATGGCGGTACGTGAGCTCGGGAGTAGCGGGCATGGTGGTTTAGCTAAAAGCAGAGAAGATGCGCTCCAGGAGTACTTTGACAAGGAGGGCATCACCGCTGACATAACAGTCTTAGCTAAGACTGGCATAGAAGCAGGGCTCCAAGCTGTAAGGCGTATGATACCGATGATAGTCATTGACCCACGGTGTGAGTATATTATCG